CGATGCAGTAGCGCCCGCATCTGTCGCAAAAGGCGTGCTTCATGACAGGCTCTCGACACCCACGGTGATCAGGTCGCGTGAGCTTGGCGGGGTGACAGCGTTGCCAGCCATGCGGACCTGTTCGCGCCGGTTGCCCTTGATCACGTATTCGGCCGGGAAGTCCATGGCGCGTTTGATTTCGCGTGGCTCCAACATCCGGAACCGGACGTCGTCGAGATTGAACGTGGGGCGCTCGGCCGAGATGACGGATTGGTGCCCAGCCGTAGTGATCGTCCGTATCGGTTCGGTGGCTGGGGTGACCATTTGGGCCGGGTTGCCGCGGGCGGTGTTGTTCCGCATGACCAGCGCGTGGTGATTCCCCGATGCGGTCACAGTCGCCAGCGGGTCGTTGACCGCTCGCGCATCGCTGCTGCCGCCGCGGAGTTCGGCGATGAACGCCAGGCCGTCGGTCTCCCGTGTAGTGCGGGTGGAGAACGGCTCGCTGGTCGGTGCGGCGTCTTCGCGCCAGGTGCCCCCGCACGGCACCAGTAGCCCGGTTTCACTGCGCGTGGTCATGGTCCGCATCGGTGCCAACATCGGTAGTGCTTGCTTGCCGTCGCGCCCCTCAACCGGGATCGCCAGCGCCTTGGACATCGTGGTGTGGACCGTGCGAAGCGGTTCGCCGGTCGGCCACACACGCATGTACGCGCCAGATTGACCATGCCGCGGATGCTTCGGGTTCGCGGCGTCATATGTATTTCCAGCGGCCTCCAGAACGAACGGCGCCCAGTAGCGTTCGATGCCGGCGCAGATGCGGGCCATGGTCTTCTCAGCGAGCGGCTTGTCGCGGTCACCCAGACGCGTCCCGAGTAGCGACCAGTCGATGATGTCGGCTGCGGGACGGACTGCGGGCTCTAATACCTGGTTGCGGCACTTTGTGTTCGGGCACCGGTAGAGGTACTGGGAGCGGTAGCGGCCGACGGTGTTACCGGGTTTCTTGAACACCTGCATGGCGTTGATAGGCCCGCAGTCCGGGCATACGGCTCGTGGACGCACGATGCGTTCAAGATCGGGCTTACGGTTGCCGCGCCGCCAGAACACCACATACAGGCGATCACGGGATTGTGGCGCCCCTAATCCGGCCAGCTGCGCGTGCATCGAGTTCAGCGTCACGAGCCGGTGTTCGTAGCCCAGCGATTCCATCGCGGCCAGCCACGCCTGGAACGGCGCCCACGCTGCGGCCTCGACAACGTTCTCCACGAACACCAGTTCGTAGCGGTGGAATTCGGAGAATCTGACGACGTCCCACATGGTGGCGCGGGAGCGTTCGGCGGCCTCGTCGGGCAATGTTTCACCGAACAGGTCTGGTTGTGCGTCGATACGTTTGCGGCCCTTGGCCTGTGAATGATTGGTGCACTCTGGGGAGAACCACCCAATCGTGGTCTTCGGGAAATACATAGGGTGGATCTGCGATAGGTCAGCGCAGTAATGATCGGCGTCCGGGTGATTCGCGTTATGCGTCTCTACGGCCAGCGGCCAGTGGTTCGCAGCGGCCCGGACCTCCACGCCGTCAACGTCAACTGCGCCGGTGCTTGAACCACCTGCACCGCAGAAGAAATCGGTCAGCGAGATATGCGTGCTCACGAGACGGTCTCCAATGCCGAGAAGTGGTCGATGGTGGCCTGTAGCTGCTCGAGGTCGGTGGCAGTGTTTAGGTCGCCGCCGAATTCCTCGTTGAACCACGTGCCGGCGTGTGCCGCTTCTATGTGCCTGGTCTTGAGTAGTGCTCGAAGTTCGGTTTTCATCTGCTGCGCCGGCGGAATATCCGAGGCCTGCAACGGAGTGGCCTTGCGCGGGGACATGCCGGGTTTCATCACGTCGAAGATCAGCCATTCCAGTGAGAAGTCCTTCACCGACTTGGGCTGGTCCACGCCGGGGCGCACGCCGTATGTGGGCGATCGGACACCGACGATCATGGGCGGGCGCTCGCGGGAGAGCTGCACCCACGCGGTGGCCTCGTACGCGAGGTCTTTCTGGCCCTCTACGCGGTAGTCGCGCTTGCCGGTGGGCTTTCCGTCCTCCACCTCGGCCACTTCCTTGCCGCGGGCGGTCATGACCACGATTCCGGGGAATGCCACGAGCATTCGCATCAGCTGGTAGTGCCGCTCGCTGACGTCGTTCCAGAAGTTCATGGACGGTTTGATCTCGGCGTCGGGATCCTTGGCCAGCTTGGCACGGTTGGCCGGAGTGTTCCGTGCACGCTGGTCGGCCCAGTCCTTGAGGAACGTCCACTCGTTGGTCATGGAGTCGATGACCAACACGACGGGCGGCTCGCCCGCCTGGTGCGCGGCCTTGGCGAGCTTGCCCGCCTCCTCGACCTGGTGCACGATGTCGTGCCAGGTGCCGTCGTGATCGAGGATCAGGTAGTCAGCGCCGGGGATGACCGAGTACTCGTCGGCAGCGTCCTCTCCGAGGTCAAGCCAGTACGCCTGCCCGATCTTGTCCGAGGCGGTGAACTGCGCTGCGGCGTAGGTCTTCCCGGACTTCTCGGGTCCCTCGATCAGCACCAGAGGAAACGGGACTACACCCGTGGGCTTGCGAACAGTCAGAGTCACGATTGCGCCTCCTTGTCGAGGACGGTGACGTCGTTCTCGATGAACCAGATGAGGTCGGCCAGGGAGCGCCGCCCCAGTAGTTCGGCGAGGTGCTGGTCGGCGTCTTTGAGCAGTCGGGTCGTGGTGTAGGCGTTCGGCAGCTCCAGCCCCACCCATGGGCAGACCTCGCCGTCGGCATCGACTAGGCACCCGTCGTTGGCGGCCATGTCCGCTGAAATCTGCGCGAGGAACGAGGTGCGTACCGCGGGGACAATCTCAGTGGGCCAACGCTTCTGCACCCACTGGGCTAGCCGGTCCGGGTCTTCCACTTTGATCTTGGCGCTTGGCTGCACGCGCGTGGTGGATGACACCTCCACCTTCTTGTCGTCGATGACGACAAACCCCTTGATCTTCTCCTCGGGGAATTCAACCTCGGCCCGCTCGTTGGCATCGGCTTCTATTCTCTTGAGTTGCTTACGAACCCAGGAGATCATCGCAAGGACCTGAGCCGCGTCTCTACGCCCAGTTATGCCGACAGGCGGGGTAGTCTCAGCGACTGATTCCCGAACATTTTCCATGGTCACGAGGCCTCTCCCAGTATGGTTATCTGTGGTTCAATTCCCATGGCGCGCAACAGGCGATCCCGTGCGTTGACCAGGGCCAGGCGCTCGGCCATATCGGTCTCCGCTTGCAGCTTGTGGGCGATGTCGAGCAGGATTGCGCCGTGGCTGCGTGCTGCTCGAGGTGTCTTCGAGACCAGCGCGGCCTGGTCGCCCGGCGCACTCACCGCGCCCCCACTGAAAACCAGATCACCGCACCTAAGAAGACGGAGAACAGCAGCATCCAACCCATCGCCGCCAAGTTCTGCCTACGCAGGCGCGCTTGCTGTTTCACGCACGGCGGACACGGCAGGAACTTCTGATGCACGGTGCAAACCGGAACGGTCAGTTCGATCATTCGCCCTCACCGCCCGGCTCCAGATCCTCAACGACCGGATAAATGACGCGCGACGGATCCAGTGCTAGAGCCAGTTCCGCTGTAATGGGCGAGAACTCGGCGGCGTCGACAGTGATCCCAATCTTGACGGCGATCTGGTCGCGCTCCAGCTTGGCTGGCCTACCCTTTCGGAATCCAGCCACCCGTACGCCAGCCACCTTTTTCAGACCGTCGTCGCCGGTCCAGTACCCACGCTGCGCTTCAAGGATGAGGTAGCCGTTTGCGATGTGTGTTGTCATGCCGCCCACCTCGGCGCATCAATCCACCAATCGCCCGCCAATGTCGGCCTGTAGCCAAGCTCCTCGGCGATCTCGCGATAGATGTGTGTTGTCATGCCGCCCACCTCGGCGCATCAATCCACCAATCGCCCGCCAATGTCGGCCTGTAGCCAAGCTCCTCGGCGATCTCGCGATAGCAGCCACCGAACCAGTTCGGATCCTTGTTAAAGTCCGGCACCGAAACACCGGTGGTCTCCGACATGTCGAAGGCCACTCCGATCAGGTGGCCGACCACCACGCCGATCTCGACGAGGTCGTCCTCGGCATCGAGCTCTTCCTGAATATCCGTGCACCGCAGCTCTGTCGCGCTCACGCGGCGCTCCCTTGGTGCTCAAGAGGGACTTGGATATGGTTCGACATGACCGGCCTCCTTTAGGCTGGTTGATGGAAGCGGTGCCGGTGGATTGACTTGGCGGTTGGACCATCGGCACCGCGCTTCTATTCGGTTGTTTGACAGGCGATTACGCGCTCTTGCGCCGCTCCTGCGCGTACCTATTCAGCTCGGACAGGCGGACGATGACCTTGCGTGATCCGTGCTGCTCGGTAGCGATCTGGTCGCGGGCGCGCAGCTCATCGAATTCGCGTTCGGAAACCCCTAGGTACTTAGCCGCTTCGATCCGCGGAATGAAGGGGTCATAGGACGGCGCGTCCTGAACGGCCTCCTTGATCAGGCCTTTGATCACCGACAGGTCCGATGGCGTAAGGGTCATGCCGTGAGCGCCTTCCACTGCCGACTGATGCACGACGGCTTCTCGCGGGTAGTGCTCACGCTTCTGGCAGACTCGCGTACTACGGTTCCGGGAATGGACTGGGTACGCGTCATCGAAGTGGTCCCGTCTGCCGCCCTCGTGTCGGCGACGGTCACCTTGACGATCCGCTGGCTAGACCGAGCGCGTGCGATCCTGGTGCTTGAAGCTCGACACCGTTCCGACCTCGGAATCGAGGCAACGTCCACTGGGCAAGTCGCCGTAATCAACATCGGTGACGGCGACGCATTCGATGTGCGCGTGTTCGGTTCGGGCATGGATGCTGTGGCGGACGTGGACTCTGATCCGAAGCGCTGGACATATCGCATTCCCGTTATCCGCGCCGGGGAGACGCAGCTGGTGACAATCGGCTTGCCTGCAGGCGTTGGCGCCACTCCGAGAGATGGGCTTCTTATCACTTGGTCACCCCGCCCGGGCCGCTGGCCACGGAAACGTATTCGTGGGCGGCTTTCAGACCTCGCTGAAACAGATCCTCTGCCCCCAGGGTCAGTGCGAGAAGTAGCGATACCGTGGTGGCGGCGACGCACACGATCACTGGAGCGACGATCACTGCGAGCACAGCGAGTCCTGCGGCCACGTCAACGACCTCCCGAGGACTCCACATCTGAACCGCAAGCGCAGCAAGGGAAGTAATCAGCACCGCCCCGCCGTATACGCCACCCGCGCTCATGCGGAACGCCCACCGATCTCGCGGGGCAGCTCGAGCGTCCCGTTTGCACTGATATAACGGGTGATCCGCTCCCAGGCGTAGGCCTGGCCAGCAGGGGTGAGCAGCCCTGTCACGACATTCCGGCCGTTCCGGGTGTCGCGGCGGTTCTCGCACAGACCACGGCGGATCGCGTCGGTGGTGGCATGCCCGTTGTCGGAACGATCTCCGGCGACGAACAGGTGCAGCTTGCGCGCCAGGAACTCACGGATCTGCCTGTGCAGCACTCGAATACCCTGCTCTTCTGCCCACTCCACGACCTCGCGGCCGAAATCGGTCCGGTTGACCGACCCAGATCCTGCGGCGTGGGTCTTGGCGCGCTCCACGAGCGGCCGGTCCGCCTCGGCTCGCGCCTGGAGCGCTAGGCGCTGCTCGTGCTCGTCCCGATACAGCTCCACGGCTGTGGTCGTCGCTTGCGCCAGCTGCGCGATGTGGTCGATGTTGGTGATATCGACCGCCAAGGAAGTGCGTCGGCTCAGCGCGGCGCGCATGGCGTAGAACTCCCCCACCAACCGCTTCTTGAAGTCCCGCACCACCGGCGTGTTGCGGAGGTAGGTCATCAGAAGCGCAGCAGCAGGCTCGTCGAGCTCGGCGTATCGGACGTCCCCACCGCCGTGTTGCCCCTCGGGTCTTGGTCGGATTTCAAATCGGACCAAGCCGACCTCGTTGAGATCGTTGAGGTTCTCACGAACAAGTCGGATCACCGAGGCGTGCTCGTTACCCGTCTCGGCGGCGATGACCGTCGACGTGGTGAATGGCTCGCCGTCCGGTCCGGCAAAAACCAAGTTGGCGGCGGTCATGAGGCACGGCTCCCCGCGAGTTCTTCGCGCACAACTTGACGGATCAGCTCGACGAGCGCGATGTCGTTGCCATTGGCGTCGACACGCCGTTCTCGCTCAAGTACCGAAACCGGAACATTCAACGCACTCGCAAGTTTTCTCACCGCCTCCACGCTCGGCAGCTGACGGCCTCGTTCAAGATCGGAGAGGTAGGAAACCGACATAGCGGCGGCGTCGGCGAGCGCGGTGAGGGACTGACCGTCCTTGGATCGAGCGACCCGAAGTGCCTGCCAAACCCCGTGCCTAGTTCGAGAACTAATTGACATAGCTCGAAGGTACTACGTAGTTACGCGTCATACAACGACACCTACGAAATATTCTCCGCTACCTACGCTCACCTGCAATGTTCGAATATGACACGGGTGTCATTACGTAGACCCACGAATCTACGAAGACTGGACTTCGTAGGGCAACGCATAGGACAGTGTTCGATATGGATGCAGAGGCTCCGCCACCAGAAGCCGAACTGATTGAGCGCCTACGGCGGGAATTCACGCCCCGGCTGTCAGTGAATCGCGCCTCCAAAATGGCCGCCCTGAGCGAAGCCCGTTGGCGACAGATCGCGAAGGGCTATCAGCAGGTCGATCCGCAGACCCGTGTTGCGGTGCGAGCTCCTTCAGACACACTCGCGCGCATGGCGTATGCAGTCAGCGCCACCCCTAAGCAACTTCGCAATGCTGGGCGAGAAGATGCAGCCGACGAACTCGAACTCCTCTTACGTCGGGCAGAAATCGAAAGCAAACCTGCGTCAGAGCGAACACCCGAGGAAGTTGTGGAACTGTCCACGCTGCCACCGATTGTCCCGGTTCAGGCTGATAAAGCTACTGCGCTCCAAGCACATCCGATGATCAAGGCTGGTGTTCCGCTAGAGGAAGTCGCACGAACCCTGCAGACGCTCATAGACGGTTTCGAGCGACGCGCGGCGTCCCTCGAACGCATCAAGGAGCTTTTGTCGGTTCTCACAATCTCCACAGCAGGCCTTTCACAGTTCCCATCCCAAGACCCCGTCATGGTCGCCATCGAGGAAGAGACGACGGCAACACAGGAATTGTGGGGTGAACTCCGGTCACAGGTGATCAGAATGATCGCGACCGCGAACCCAGACAACGCCGATGAGGTCATACGCCTCTTTGAACCGCTGCTAGCCCAGCTCGAAGCAATAGACGCTGGCACCCGGCCGTCGTCGGTCCCGGATGTCCCTGAAACCGACGAGTCCCGCTCTATCGACGATGACTTGTCAGGTGGGGGCAATCCACGTTGAGGACACAGTGCTACCGACAAATCACGAGGCAGAAGGGTGTCTTCGTTCAAAGTCGCGTTGGATTAGGTAGACGACGTTGCCCTTCAATTCATCCGACCACATACGTGAAGGATGTCTCCTAACCCACGCAGCGAGGGCCGCATCCCATCTGTTCGACACAGTATCCCGTTCACGGTCTGTGTCTTCTGTGTCGTTTGGCGTAAAATCGTCCACTGACTGGTCTCCCGGACTGTCGTAGAGGGCTGCTCTAAGAGCACTGGTCGTTTGGATGGCCCCTCTTTGGTGTTCCCGCACCAAGGGGGCCATCCGCTGTTTGGCCCCGTGGGGTTCTCTCCGCTGGTCTAATTGTGGCTGATCAGATCGCCCTGTGCGGACGACTTTTTCCTGGCGCATCGGCTCCCTTCCGTTGAGTTCCGCGGTACCGAGTTCAGCTTCGAGTACCTCACCTTGCGATGACAAGCTATGTCTGTCGGCGCGAGAAGCCAAGGAGAGTTCGGGGACACGCCGAACGGTCCTCGATGCGGTATCACGATCATCTGCTGCCTCCCACTTCCGCCTATCTGTGCTCATAATTTGCACCGTAAGATGACGGCGCGACATATGCCCACCACTAACGGCGACTATTTTCGGAGAGCCTTCTCCGCCATTGGACAACCCAGTTAGGGCGCCCGCAACCACATGTGCTCGGTCCCGCGGTTCTTCAATAGGTCCTCGGTTCATTCACATCGCCCGGTACATCTGTCCGGCCTTCCCTAACGCTAGAAACTGACGCAGACACGGTTTACAAGCCGGGGGTGCCTGAGAGGTCGTAGACCGTTTCGGGTCTCCGCCCAACATCGCGATGCATCTGCTCCGGGGTGATGTAAGCACCTCCAAGACGCCCTCGCAACAATCTAACTTTAGGCCATCTACCAGTGCATTTGCTCTTGTAGCTACCTTTGCGCCCTGCATCACGCCCTGCATTGCGCCCTTCGTTTCACGCTTCGTAGGGCGCTTCGTTGTGCCCTCGCCCCACGCCTGATCGCGCCCTTTACCTGCCCTTCGTTGGGCGCTTCGTGGGGCCCTTCGTTGCACGCTGTGGCGGAACCTTCGGTCGGTGAAGCCATCGCCGGTCGGGCTAGCTGAGGCGTAGCACGCCGATTCCACGGTCCGTGAAGCCGTGGCGCGAGCGGCGCGCGGCGCCATCGCAGCTTTTTACGCAGGTCAGGGCGCTTCCGACGCCTAATTTTTGTCAACGCCATTCCACCAAATGTGGACAAATCCGGATTTCCAGACTTAACATTGGACACGACAAAGCCTCCTCTGTTCGCACGGTCGAGCGTTTGGTCATGGATGGCCTTGGTGTTGCAACCACCAGGGCCATCCGCTTGTTCAGCGGTTCACATCTCAGTGTGACTTCGGTTTCGCGCGTTGTCTATTCACTCAAATCTCCGTTTATCGTAATGGTCGGATATACGCATACCCGGCACTTTTGACCACCACACTTTCGGACAATCTCTGGTTCCATTGTCGGTGACGTTTGGCGCCACGGGTACGGTCACGCACTTTATCGACCAGATTCCTGCCGCGAAGAGTCCTCTCATCCCAATTTTCGGCCATGATTTCGAGGCTATCGAGCCGGCGCAACATACGACGCCCCTGACCACAGCTGATTTATGTCGAGCCTTCAGCGTTTCGAAATGCGGATACACCAGCCGCCTTCCTTCCATGATTCGGCCCGCAAGAACCGGAGCGCACAACCTGCTTACCACCGAGAAGACAGATTCAGGATGTCACTCACTCAGCTACCCCGACCTAAACACACGATCGAAAGGAACGCAATGCCCTGGACAACGAATTTTGCAGTGTGTCAAGGGATTTCCACAATCGACCGCAATCGTTCGTAATCGACCGCAATCGACCGCAATCGTTCGTAATCGACCGCAATCGACCGAACAGATACGCACAGCTGCAAGCAACAACGAGCCTAGTCAGCGGGCCAAGAATTGGTCGGATTACCAAATCGGGAACCGCAGCTCCACCGAGCGGCAACACACATCGCCACGTTGCCTGCGCGCAGCGTTTGTGTACACCGGTAGCGAATGTCACGCGGTTCATCATTGAACACTCCCGAAGTCGGGGATCTGCTGACATCCACTACGACGTCACCCGAGACTGATTCGGTTCCAACAATTTTCACCCATGTGGATACTTCTTGACTGTTACACAGATAGCGGCGGATGGCACCAAGAGTAAAGGGCCGCAGCCTGTTTGGCCGCATGCGTCATCTCTGCTCGACATCCTTGAGAGAGAACCGCATGGGCCTCTGCAAGTGAGTCGCGAACGGCTTGCAGCAGCACGTAATCGATGGTGGTGGACTGCCGCGGGAACGGCGGGGCCTCGGATCGGCTGATAGACGCCTCGAATGCTGCCGGGTTGTCAGGAACAACTGGATCGCCCGCGAAATATGCAGCGACTATTTCGGCGTCGGCGCGCATCGTCGCGGCCCTTCGCCGATAGCCCTGGGCCTGCCATCTGATCAAATCGACCAGGAGCTGCAATGACGCCGCATCTTGCGGCGAAATCCCGTATCCAACAGCGTCATCGAGAAACGTGTCGAGCTGCCAGGCAGCCATGTCGTACAAGCCGGCCGCCAGCTCAAGTCGCGGTGGGTCCAGTTGGGGCTGAGGCCTGTTCACGATCCGAACCTAGCTCGTCGGTGTTGATTGCACGATCAATCCAGGGTTGCGCCCAAGACTGTCGTCTCGGAGATTGCCGGGAAAACACGGTGATGCACCGATCAGTGAAGGCGCGAACTTGGGATCTGTGCGTGCCTCGATTTGTAGTGTGTAGCCGTCGGGGGCGTAGCCGAAACGATTGGGCTTGGTAAAGCCGTCGCGTTCGAGCACTTGCCAGCCCCACTGTTTCCATACGTCCCCGAGGTGGGCGATAGTGGCATTGAAATCCGTTGCAGGCGGCAGATTTATGTCTCGCCAGTCTTCAAAGTGCACCGGTGAGTTTTGGTCTTTGGGCTCATCTTCGCAGTAAGTCGTGCCGGTTCCGACTACGTAGCGGCTGCCGTCCAGGGTGCTTCCCGCGGGAAGCGCATCGACGCTCTGCTGCAGGTACTTGAGCACAGTGTCACGTGCTTCTTGTTGGCTGGCAGGGATTTTCGGGTTAGTGACTTTGGGAGTGGGTTCCATCGGTCCTCCGGGGATGAGGGTCGCGCCTGACGGTGTCGGCGACCCCAATGGTTGGTCCGGGCGATCAGGGGTACAGGCCGTGGCCGCGATCGCCAACATCACAGCGATGGCCGCTCCGATATGTTTCACGCTTCGTATTGTCATGGCGTGTACCTCGGTGGTGTCACATCGGTGCGTCCGGCAATGATCTTGCCCATGTTATCCAGCGCGGGATTTTTAGCGTCCCAATAGCTGCTATGAGCGTCGACAGTCGGAGTGCCGAACGGTCCGGCCGGCCCCGGCGCAGCTTCGAACGGGATACCACCGAACTGAGCGGCGGTGGGATCTGGGCCCAGGGTCGCGTAGGTGACCACGCCGATGATGTCGTTCTGCGCGCGAGTGGAGAAGACGTTGGCGCCCGGGGCGAGATTGAGGTCCTTCGCGTGGTCGGCGAGCACCCCGGGGCTTCCGACCGTGATTACGTTGTTGGCATCGAGGTGATGACCGTCAGTGGCCGCACCACCCAGCAGGGTGGAGCCGTAACTGTGGCCAATGACTGTCTGGATGGCCTTTCCTCCAGCCACCGTGTCGTTGTGCGATGCGCGCAGCCCGGCTTGGAAATCATCAAGCGCCTGGGCCCCGTTGTGGGCGTAGCTCGTAGAGGCGGCTTCCGGAATGCTCATAGGCCGGTCGTATCCCATCCACGTGGTCACTGAGACGTCTTTTGGCTGCAAGGAGGGGTCTGCCTTCAACGTCGACAGCAGCATCTTCTCCGACTTCTCGGTGCTGTATTCGAGGCGTACGAGGTCTTGACCGGTTCCGGGCACATAGGTGGCGACACGTTTGGCGTTGTCCGGGTTGTTGATTGATGTTGCCGCGCGCCCCTTGTCATCGAGATAGCCCAGGTAGCGGCGCATGCCGTCCTTGGAATCCAGGGATTTCCCGACCTGTTGATAGCCGGACAGAGTGTGGTTAGCGTTTTCCCACTGCTCTTTCCAGTGCCGGTATTCCCAATTGCCGCCCTTGTTCGTCGGCAGCTTCCCATCTGCCCAATCCGGGTGTTGCGCCCGCAATGTATCGACATTGGCCTGCGCCGCGTGAGTCAGTTCGCCAAGGTGGCGCTCGTTGAAACGTGTGCGGTCCTCGAACGGCATGCCGGGATGGTTTCCGATGAAGTGATCGCGGTTGTAGAGGTCTTGCTTTTCCTCTTCGGTGAGCCCGTTCCACCAGCGTGTGAACTCCTCAGGCTTAGCGAACTCCTTAGCCTTGTCGAGAATCCAGGGCACCGTGCCCGCATCCGAATCGCCATCGGGGCCATCAAGCAGATCAACCGCGCGCGTCAGCTGCGCATCAGAAGACTCGCCCGCGGCCAACACCTGTTTGGCGGTCGAAACGATGTACTCCATATCGGAGGGATCGTGATTCTCGTTCAATGCGGTGACGGTACCGCTGCTCTTGTCGATCCGGAATCCATGATCGGCCGCGTATGCATCCACGGTTCTCAAGAGCTGCTGCGCTCCATCGAATCCATCTGCGGCACCGTACATTCCCTTGGTCGCAGCCCGGTAGTCATCGCAATGGATGGTCATGAACTTGCCAAGGCTATCGAGATTGCCGAACGCGGCAGTGGCCGAGACACCGGTCCACCGGCCTTGAATTGGTAGCTTCCCAATACCCGCCTTGGTCTCGTCCATCGATGCGGCTTGCTTCTCCAGCGCCTTGGCCGCATCACGAATGGTTTCGACTTCTAGCCGCTCGATATCGGCGAGGGTGATAGCCATCAACGTCCCTGCCGGGTAACGAGAATACGTTCGGCGTTCATCTCATCGGTGCGCTCGAATTCGTGGCCGATCTGACGCAGCGCCTTGCTGTTGTGCTCCAGCTCGTGCTCGACGTTGTCCGAGATCTTTTGCAGAAAACCGAGCTTGCCTTGCAATGCGGGAGCCGAGGTTCCTATCCATTTCGACGCCGCGGTTTTCAGGGTCTCATTGGCTGGCGTGTGCACTTCCTTGTGCTCACGCTCAAGCGTCGCCAAACGATCCGATGACATCAACAGATCTACCGGGTCAACATGCAACCGTTCCCCCAATGCCCTACCCCTTCCCCACAGCTAAACGACTGTCCGACTGGGCTTCTCACTCAAACTTGACGTTCCAACCCATCGACTTATAACGACGAATCTCCGCCTCGCGCGCCTTTTTCTCGGCTTCCTCGTTCTCGGTCCAATCCCCGATCACCCCAGGAGATGCCTTGATCGTTTCGCCAAACAATTCGTTGCCATTGTCGACATTGATCAAATAGCTCGGCGTTGCGTGATCATCATCGTCTTCACCCTTGCCGTGACCTCCGTGCGCACCGCCGCCCATCATCCCCATGGGACCCATGCCACGTACCCCGGCAGCACCCACGCTCGCGGGGTTCACGCCACCACCGCCAGCACCGGCCGCGGCGCCACCCGGTAAGCCCGCGCCACCGCGCAGCGCACTCAGACCACCAGCACCACCCGCACCTGAACCCGACCCGCCGACGCCTGCACCCGTCGACGACGGCGAGTAGCCAGCTGCGGTCGTGCTACCGATAGGAACACCGGAACCACCGGAGCCAGAACCCAACCCGGAACCAGACCCACCAGAACCAGCGCCCTGACCACCACCGGAACCCGAGCCAGCACCCTGACCACCGCCGGATCCACTGCCTTGACCCTGACCTTGGCCCGCGCCGGCCTGCCGACCCTCACCACCGGCCAACTGCGGCTTAGTGTCCTTACTGGCCAAACCATCCGAAGATGACGGCGGGGTCTGCGTGCCACTACCTGAACCACCCGACCCCGAGCCACCACCGCCGCTACCGCCAGCGCCACCGGGATCATTCGGAGTCGGCCCCAGCTGTTGCACATCCGGGTCGGTGACCTTGGGGCGGTCCGTTGACATCGGATTGGTATACGCGCTTTGCGCCGCAGCACGAATCGCGTTGAGCGCCTGCTGCTTCTCGTCCTTCGAAGCGTTCTTATCCGGAACCGGATAGTTCTGCGGCACCCGACCAGCCGCGATCAACGTCTCACCATCCTGCTCGGCAGCCTGACTCAGCTTCCCCGCCTCCGCAGCCAAACCCGTATCCGGGTCTGCGATCTTCTTATACGTGCGGTCAACAGCGTCATACGCCGCGTTGGCAGCCTCGCCCGACCACGACTCGGAGTCAAGCAGCTTGCTGCGCACCTTCATCGCCGTATCCACCGACTCAGACACAGCTCCATAGACGCTGCTCCAGCGGTCCGCTTCCGCACGCGCCGACTCAACCGCCAAACCTGTCAGCTTGGAGACGATCTCCTGATGCGACATCCCCTGCCAGCCATCATCAGCCATCACTCACACCCCATCTCACTTCGGAAGAGTCGGAGCCACCGCAGCAGCCACTTGCTTTGATTTTGCGCACGGATCGGGCACGTCTTGGGCTTCCTGAACGTCGACTACGACCACGACAACAGCGACCGTTGCCTGTTGCGACGGCAGTATCACCGTGCAACTCGGTACCGAAGCGACGCGGCCCTGGTAAATCACTCCGTCAAGACCGGCCACCGTGATGGGCTGAGGATTGTTGTACAGCTCAGGATCCAGGTAAGCCGACACCTTGGTGTTAGCGACCGTCAATTCCGCCGTCCAACCGCCACTGAGACCCTTCCATTGGCAGCCACGCAACTGCGGATCCTGAGCCCCGACATCGGTCACTTTCGACGGATCCAAACCCCAGGAACGAATCTGCTCAGCGGAATAGCCAAAGCATGGGTCGTAGCTCGTGCCGTCATTCCAATGATTAGGCGGCGGATGCGGGGCCGTCAATGTGCTCGACACCTGAGGTTGCGAACTCGCAGTGGCCGACGCCGACGGCGACGCCGAACTGGTGCTGTCCGCTGGCTTCGTAATGCCTGTCGATGTCGAGCAGCCCGCCATCAACAGCGCCGCCGCGCATGCCAAGCCCGTACGCATCATCAGTAGCTCACCGTTGCCGTTCCGTCCTTGTACGGGTTTATCCGGCCAGCGTTGCGTTCCTCGGTGTTGCGGTAGAGCATCTCGGTAGCGATGAAGTGGTCGGCGTGACTCTTGTAATGGGCTGAGATTTTCTTCAGGGCATCGACGGCCGCTGCACGCTGCTCTGCGTAGTGCTGGGCCGCCGCGTGCCCAGAGGGCAGGTCCCCGAGCGCAAGTTGTTGGTCACGGCTCACCGCTGAAATCTGCGTCTCGACCAAGTCCCGCGCCCGCAGCATGTCCCCGGCAAGCTCCATGCCGTAGCCGTCCTTGAACTTCAGTGTGGTTCGGGCGGCTTCGGCAGCCTCCTGGCGAGCATCCTGAGACATCCCATTGATGTCGAACTTGTACTCACCCACAGCCCACCTCGCCTCTCATCGTCACAACCGGCATTCATCTAGATACGACGACACTAGGGCCAATCTGGTTCCATCAAATTTCAACGAAGATCAAACCGTCGAGATCGCACACTCGGGGGCGCGGGCCAGGTCTAATGTGAATGAGCTTGATGGGCATAGTTCTGGGAGGCGCAGCGTGTCCACGGACGGCAACGACGAGGTAGGACAAGAGCCCACCCTGGCCGGTAGAGCCCTCCTCGACGAAACTGCCGTAGCAGAAGCACACCCCACAGCTTGGGCGGACTCGGATGTTGAAGAGCCTGCGCTGTACGACGACTCAGACCGGCGCAATTGGCTGATCAGTGGCGTCGTCTTTGCCGTAACCGCCGCCGTCGCAGCACTCGCTGCGGGCGGCGCGTACGTCTTCCTGCGGCAGAGCAGAACCGAGACGCCACCCCCCACCGCTCCAGTTGCTGCGCCATCCGTATCCGAGTCAAAGCCACTCCCATCCCTGCCGACATCAGCCGTCGCGCCGCCACCAAAGCGCAGCCTGCCTCCTGCACCGGTGGCATTGCCCACCCAAGGCGGGATCGTTTACGTCGGCACCCAGTCCAGAAAGACCGCATGTGAGGTCACTCCGGGGACCGTCACATGCAATGTCCAATTCGTCATCAGCACACCTATCCGCTACGGCATACCCGCCAACGTGGTGACAATCTCTGCTGTCGGTGAGCTCGAATGGGGAATTGGCGACCGAGGTCAACAGCAGTACCGGGCATTGGATTACGGAAAGGTCTATCGCGCATTCGGCTGGACTATCACCCCAACAACCGAGGGAACGACGTTCATGAACGATGCGACAGCACACGGAATGACGGTCAGCGTGGAAGGCGTTATGCCGTTCTAGGCCAGAGGTATCGCGCACTTCCCTCACGTTTGAAGTCAGGAATCGCCTGAAGCCGCCCCACGCCATAACCTTCGAAAGAAGGTTTGCTACAGAGATATAGTGCGCTAGTGAATCTTGGATTCAAGCTTGCTCGCTGGTGGCTGCGCTGGCCCGTCTACTCAACGCTGTTTTTCCTTGTACTGGTAGCGCTGAGTTGGGACGGCAAGACGCACGCAGGCTGGCTGATCACTCTTGCATCTTTCGCCGCGGTGGTGGGTTTTGGGGCCGCCCTATCCGATAGGAAGGACAGCCTCGCCGCACGTGAAGTAGTGGAAGACCTATCGCCACAAGAGCGTTCACAAGCTACCCGTGCTACTCGCACTGGTCCGGTCCCCGCCGTCCAGCTGTACTACAGGCAGCTACGCGGCTCGCTCAGCCCGATCTCGGCAAGAAGGGAGACCCATGGGGGCTCATGATGGTCGGTATCTTCACCGCAATTAGCTTCGATGATCTGAATCGCATCAACATGCTCGGCCTTCTGTGTCTCGCCGCTATCGGCAGCTACCAAATGATCAACCCCGCCCGGCTCGATGCACGAGCCCAACTGCTCGACCAAGCCACCAAACACGGAGAACTCGACCCGGCCCGATAGCACGTATCCACGGCCGCCGAGGGTGGTGCTGTGAAACGGCTGTGAGGGGCCTCGATTACGAGTACATTCTTCTCACCACAAGCAAGATCACGGGGAGGCGGGGGCAATGAAGCTCACCATCCATGCAGTCATCAGCATTTTGACCACAGGGGTAATCCTGTCTATGGCAACACCTTTCGTCGCGAATGCCGCAGCACCGATGCAGATGGACCCGCCGTACGGCAGCTGCAAAGAAGCCCACGCCGACGGCGCCTACAACATCAAAAAAGGCGACCCCGGTTACCGGCCGAAACTGGACCGGGATAACGACGGGGTCGCCTGCGAGGGCTAAGCGGTAGTCCCGCCGCCTTCCTCATCTGAGCTCGGTTCGAAATCTGGTGGGGAATCGGCTAACTCACCCGCCTGCCTGTGCCTGGTTGCCATCAACCGTGCGGCCTCGACGTCCATCGCAACGTATCCTTCCAATCGCCATGACCGCCGTTTCACGAGCTCGCCACTGACTATTATTGGGAATCGTTCGCGATATGCGCGAATCGCATACTCATGCGCTTCGCCATCAAGTTCGACGACAACCTTTCGAACCTGCCCGCCAAGTTCACCGGTAAGGGTCTGCTGCAAGATCAGGTGACAGTTTCGGTCACGCGGCCTGAGTGGCCGGTGTCGTCATAATCGCTTC